TGCATTTTCAGTCCACTAGGGTCTGATTTTGGTTTATCTTCACCAGATTTATCGTCGTCTAGTCCTGCTTGCACAGAATTAGATTGGTATGTATCTGGGACAGTAACCTTTGCACCAACGTCTTCGGTTGCTGAAACACTTGGTTTCAACGGTAAGTCGGTTGGGGTTTCCAATGCTTTCAATCTGTCATCAATACCTACTAGTGTAGAACTAACGTCTTTTTGAGTTTCTGCGAGTGACTTTATAACGTCAGTTAGTGTACTGATGTTGGATTTGATTGCTTCTTGGAAATCAGATTTTTCTACTTCGTTGTCTTTCTTTTCTTCTTCTTCGGAAGATTTCTCTTCTTCAGTTTTTGAATTTGTGGAAGTATCTTTGTCCATATCCTTATCAGATTCTTCCTTTCCCGAGTTTATATAGTTTTCGCTATCTTTATCCTTTTTATCATCATCTTCTTTCTCTTTTGGAACACCTTGTCCACCTAGTTGATTATTACCTTCTTCTGTTTGAATGCCAGATTTTTTAGTAGACTCTTCCTCTTTTACTTCTGTAACCTGTGCTGATTCTGCACCATTATTATATTCTTTTCCACTGTGTCTTACACCACCATAGTGTAAATTTGCATCTTTTGTTACATCTTCTTCTTTTCTTGGATCTTTAAAACCATCACCACAATTAGGACAGGCTCCTCCCAAAGATGTCATATCACCCATGTCCCTTCCATTATCTGCAACACCAAGTTTTTTATGTTTTCCACAGTTAGGACAATAATCTCCTTTTGCTTTTTTAACTTCTTCTTCCTCTTCTTTTTCTTTTTCAATATTAGCATCATCATCGTCATCTACTGGGCTTGATTCCCTGTTTGATGATTTTTCAGAATCATTGTTATACGTATTAGGTCTGTCACCGTCTGCGTTTGAAAAGTCTTCAGATTTATCAACTGTACATCCAAATTTATCACATTTAATTACCATTTTACCGTCTTCCCTAACTTCAATGTTGTCAGTCATGGCTTTTGCGAGTGGATTATAATCAGTAATTAGAGCTAATGGGACTGCTGGATCTTTGCAAACAGCGACCTCATAGTGCTCTAATGACTTTAATTCATATGCTACACTTCCATCTTTTAATATTTTTGGTGTTCTATTTGCCTTTGTAGCCCCACCAAATGAAAGTCCTTTGTACTCTCCACTCTTGATTTTATCCCAAATTTCATTGTCTAAATGGTAATCTTTGTGTATTTTACCTGTAATCTTAATTGCTGGCAATGTGCCACCATCTTTAGTTTTGTAATCTACTTTAGCATAACTGATACCTTTTCCTATAATTCTGTTACTGTGAGTGTCACTGATTGGTGCTCCCCTGTCCATCCAAATCGGAAGAACCTTGATTAGTTCGTCAACAATGGTAATCTCTCCCTGCTTGTCTTTAACCTGAACAGTAAGATAACCTTCAAAGAATCGTTGATCTCCTCCTATTGGATGCAGATCTTTCGTAATGAATTCGTTAAAAAAATGTTCGCTTACCATATATAAATATGGACATTTGCATTACTTATAAAGTTTTTTAGATAAAAAGAGGGAAAAAGTAAGGTTTTAAAAAAGTGCTTACTGAGGTTTCTTGGCTTTTGAGACAGCGTAATCTACTGAGAAACCGACAGACAGACCGATTAATACGGTTTCTACGATTCCTAGACCTGCTAGACTCAAGGTTTGTGCAACTGCAATACCTGCAAATACTGCTACAATAAGAGCACCAAAGAATTTTTTGATGTCGTATGTAGATTCAGAAGATCCTAAAAATCCTCTAAACGTATTCAAGATTGCTCCTCCAATTACGGAGAGTGTTGCGATTAACAATGGATCAATCATACTCAACATTCCATAAATGTTATTATTTAAGGTTTGTCGTTGATATTACGCCTATTCCAATAGTTCTTTGACCAAATCATCTAAATCACTGTTACTGTCAGGATGTGACCTGTTTGTCTGTCTGTCAACTGCTTTTGCCAGAATGACTATGGTTTTTTGTAATTTTGTTATGTCGTTGCACAGTTTCTTCTGTGTTGAACTGATTCGTCTAAAGAAGCCAAATATACCCCCACCTGTTGCTATCAATACGGTTAACAATATAGGTTCAAACAAGCCAGACAATATTTCCATGTAAATACGTATGTAGTAAAGTATATAAATTAACTTATTGGATTTAGTTTTTTGTCCTTAATCATTGCTAGTAACATCATAGGATCTTCATTTATCTGGTCAATAAATGACTCATCACCACCACTTATGCCGTCATATCTTCCACATTTGAAGCATATGAAAATAGAATGAATGCCGTCAGTGTAGCCATATTTTATTATTTTACACTTTTTGCATTTTTCATCCATGTTAAAGCGTTAACAAGGCTTTATAAATAAGTATTGTTGCATATATGACATGGCTACATCAATATACATATTTGACAGTGACCGCATGTTTAAGGCTGTTTACAGGGAACATATGGATGATGTTGAATATAAGATGCCTCTCATAGACCTGTATGTTAAAGGACAGAGACTGTGGGTCGTAACAAATTCAAACGACATGAAGGAACAGCCAAGAATGGACAGAAGCATCGTTCATTTCAGAAAGGACAATGCAAAAGAATACGTGGAAGGTGACGAGAAGCTGGTAACTCATGGAAAAATTAGATACAATGAGAAAAGAAATCAATTGGAGTTCTTTCCAAGATTTCTGAGAAAGCCGCTGCTAAGTATGAGAGTGGGTAGATATTTCGGAATAAGTGAAGGAAAATGCAATATTGATTACGATAAACGATACTATGACTTTAAGAACGATCGCATGATATTTATCTTGGAGGACAAGGAATGAAGTTTGACTTTGTACTGGGAGAGGTAGAGGAAAGACTAGAAAAGATTGATGAAAAACTTTCCAAGACAAACGAACTGCTTGCACAGATAGAGGAGAATCTTAGGGTTCCCAACTTGGTTGAGTGGGCAGAATTTAGAAATTCGTTGACAAAAATTACTTCCGATTAGACTTTCTATAGCCGCCCATTATCTGTTTCCAGTCCTTTCCGTGCTTTTTACGCATGCTTATCCAAAACGGATCGGTCTTCATAAAACCACCTTTTTTGTTGTATTCCTTGGTAATTTTTGCAATTCTAGAGTGACATGTGTTGCAAAATCTGCCGTTTACCTGCTCAATGTTGAACTTGTACTTGCTGCAAAAGAAGCAAAGACCGTAATATTTGTCACAAACCTTTGCCAGCAGAGGTTCACGACCTTTTTTTCCAGCACAATCACCGCAAATGTCAGCAATGGTTGCCGCTGCACGGTCTACCTTCATACATCCAAGGCATACGCCCTCCTTGTAGTTGTTTACGGCAGTAAATTCATCGGCTTGGTGCTTTTCCCAAAGCTTTTTTGTCATGTCGTTTGCGTTTTCGTTAGTTTCTAACTTTTCAGGCAATGTCTTTTTGTAATTTCCTTAATGTTATAAGTGTTTTCTCTAAAACTTTGTTTGTTTCGATTGAATTGTTTATTTCATCCACGATGTGAATGATTTCTATCATGTTGTCCGTCTTTGGAGAAAGTTTATAGACGTTTACGACCTCTGGTTTCATTTTTAACGTGGTTTTTGTATTAATTTTTTTAACTGGCTTGTGATTTACCTTGCAAGTTTCGTCGCACTTGTGAAATCTTTTGGTCAACTGTAGTCTCCGTTCTCAAACACGCTGTCATTTTCACTTTCCATACATTTTTTGCACAGATGATTCTCGTCTTCCTTGTCCTTCCAATGAATTTTGGGACTGTCGCAAAGATTGCATCTGGTGTAGACAAGTGTCGTGGTGGTTTTAGTCATCTTCCTCGTCCTCATCCGTCTTTTTAACATAAAAACTTACCTTTTTAGTGCAATATACCTTACTCATCCTCCCATCTCCTGATATCTGAAAATTCGTTGGTTACGATGTCCCTTGCATCTCTTACCGTCATGCCAGTTGCCTTTCTCAACTCGTCAACCGTCTTTGTCTTTTTCCAGTCAAAGTCGATCGCGGTCTGCAAAGTATTTTTTACAACTTGAAAGTTTGAAGGATTGATTCCCTTTGGATATGCGGACTTTTTGCTCATGGAACTTCCACTTGTAGGGCTACCCTGTCCAGTACCACCAACATCACTAGGTCGTGAGTTTTGTGGTTCTCCTTCAAATGCCTGTGTCTTTTCTTGTGGGGCTGGTGTTCCCTTACCTGCACCGTTCATGTTTCCGTTTATTGCACCTACACCAAACATTAGTTCTGGAGTCATTGCAGTATTCTTGCTTACCTTGAACTCACCTGTGTGGGTTCTTGTAATTTCAAAGCCCATCTGTTGAAGCATCATCATGTTCTGTATTTCAGTTCCGTCAGTCTGCAAGTCTCTCAACTTGTCTGCTTCTTCACCAGTCTTTAATTGTAATTCCCAATCGTCAATGTTTAGCATCTTTGAAATCTTGCTAAAGAATGCCTTCTTTAATGTGTCCTGTCCCCATAGAACAGCACGGTTTGTAATTGTAACTTGTAGTCCTTCCTGACTCCATCCAGCAGGGGTTTCACCGTAATAGAATGGCAGTACGCCATAGATAGCACCTATGATCTGTCTCAATTCCTGTCTTACTGCTATAAATTCAAGTTCCTTGAGTGAACCAGTAAAGTCCAGCCACTGTGCAGGGTTCTTTCCACCCTTGTCATTCTCTACCAAGAGAGGATGTATCATGTAAGGATCTTCCTGTGCTTTCTGTTCAAGTACGTCCCATGACTTTTTGAACGTGTCATAGTTTCTTGAGGATATGACCAGCATTCCTCGTGGAGGTCTCATCTTGTCAAAGTACTTTCTGATATACTCGTCCATGTGTGAGAGGGACATAGCCTTTGACCATACGGAATAGATAGGTGAAAATCCATAAAGCAGGTTTGGCTTGTACTTTCCTGCCTTCCAGATAACCTCGCCCTCTCCATAGATGACACGCTTAGGTTGTGGAATGCCGATAGAATAAACTGAGTTAACCTCGATAACTGCCTTTAGTGCCTCTGCTCCACACCTGTCACATTTTGGGGTGGTAAGTCGTGCATCCCTGTGCTCAAATCTAGGGCAAACCCAAATCTTGTTTCGCTTGTCGTCATAGCCAATTCTTCCGTCACTGTCAGCAATCATTGCCACCTGTGGTGGCTCGATTCTTAGCATCTCTTTTATAATTGTTTTATCATCGTCTATCTTTCCAGTAGTATCGTCTATCTTGTAATTTTTAAGCAAAAGCAAATATGCGTTGTCTGCGATTTCAAAGTCACGTTCCAACTGACGTGCTACATCTTCAAGTGTCTGCTGGTTGGAATTTACTGGCTCGTTCATCAAGTCTTCCAAGGTCTTTCTGTGTTCTGGCACTGGTCTGAGCAGGTCATTGCTTCCGCATGTGTCACAAACCAAATGCTTTATCGACGTAGCCTTGTTTGTTTTTCGTGGATGTGCTCTGTTCGAATTGTCTCCATTTGCTTCAAATGGCTGCTCGTCAGGGTTGTCTGGGGTAGGTGCATATTGGAATTCCTTGCTACAGTTGTTGCATTTGTACTTCCATTTCTCTACAACCTCGAATCCGTTCTTGAACATTTCACGGTTGAGTGTCTCAATAGGTATTCTTAAAGCATCAATATTGTCTGCCAACTCGTAAATCATAGTGAGTGGGAATGGGAAAATTGGTAGTTTTGCACCTGTGTCGGTACTCATGTAAGGCTGTGCAACGCTAGGTCGGGTGGTAGTTTCCGTGTAGGATTTTTCTATGAATCCAAGTCTGGTCAGTGCGTTTGCAAAAGACTTACGAAATTCTACCATGATGTAATGTTTTTGTCAGGTTATTTATAGTTTTTGTTATTGAAATAGAACGGTTTATAAGTGGACGTTTGATTGTAATATCATGGAATCAATAGACATCTTGGAAACCTTTTACGATGGTCTGGACGACGAAGGCAATCCAATAACTGCCGAGGAACTAATCGACGAGTTTATCCAACTAAGACAGACAATAAGACAGGCATGCAGGATATCTCAGTTCGTGATAACGCCTCCCTCTGACGGCTGTCACAGGTCAATAACAATTTCTTTTAGAATAGAAAAGGAAGAGTAGGTGCAACGCACCTTTTTTATTTGTGGAAACATTTATATAATCATGTATAAACACATAGTATATGACGTCAACTATACCTGCATATTTTGATGCATTCACCAATTTGCAAACCGAATTGATGGAAGTTTTCGGAGATGTGTCAAAAAAAGCAGATCCAAATGGCATAGCCAAAGACATGGTCGAACTGCAAACAAAGCTTGTCAGTACGACAATAGACAACATCACTGCCGCTGTAAAAGCCTATCGTAAGGCACTGGAATAATATTACGATAACTTATTTTTTTCTCTTTCATACGCTTCCGTGGTCTCACAGAACTGGCAGGTTACGCAAAAACTTGGCTTGCCACATCTGTCACACTGAGGAATGTTTCTAAGATAATCCTTTCCGTCAAACGATTTTTTCAGACCGTTGATGAAATTTCTAAAAATTTTAACCACCATGCAATACACATGCTATGTTTCTTTTTACTACGCATATACATGGGCTTCCACTAGGAGACGATTTTTGCAAATCGGCTTGTGAAGTAGACATGTCTGATGGAGAATCCTCAATTGAAGGCTTTGCCTTTTTCTCTTTTTTCTCACTTACAGACATACTATGTAACAGCATATAACATATTTAAACATTGTTGTATCTTTTTATAGTATATAAATAAAATATTTTCATGGTAGAATTGCAAATTGAGGACTTTGCAGAGATCATAAAGTGGTTCAATCACAAGTATGACGAGGTCGAGGACAAGGGAATGGGAGAACAGAGTCGCAAGACCTTTTGGAAACTTAACTTTCTTCTGGAAGACAAGATGATTGAACTGGACTTGCTAAAGCGTGGCGGCAGCAAGAACGAGAACCTCGAGTGAATATATAAATCATACGCAATTCTTTTATGTTAGACATGCGTACACATTGCATCAATGGATCAATCATCAGAAACTAGACTTGACAAGATACAGGAAAGACTTTTGTCTATTGCGGCAGAGGAAAGAGAACTGCTAAGAGAGGCAAAACGAATAAGATGCGAACAAAATCATGCCTGTTCAGTCACAGATATAATTTATGGCGTACAAATAGGATAAGCTATAAATATCGTAACGGACTACACCATGTATGAAATGGAAATTCACACTTGGTATATTTTTTCTTTTTACAGGATTTTTAACCATTGCTGGAATAGGCTTGCTCCTATTACATATATGGGACGAATATAAAATTATGG